AGCGGGGTGTGGCTGTCTGGCACCGTCGGGCTGGAAAAGATGCGACGGCGCTAAACCTTACAGTTGCGTCGAGCTTTAAGCGGCCAGGGATCTACTGGCACTTACTGCCAACGTACAACCAAGGGCGGAAGATCGTCTGGGATGGGATGACGAAGGAGGGACGGAAGTTCCTCGACCACTGGCCCGCTGAGGCAATCAAGAACATCAACAATACGGAGATGAAGCTTGAGCTCGAGAATGGCTCAATGTGGCAGGTTGTTGGCACTGATAACGTCGATCGATTGGTGGGTGCAAATCCTATCGGCTGCGTCTTCTCCGAGTACTCTCTACAGGATCCTCGGGCCTGGGACTACATTCGACCAATCTTGGCCGAAAATGGTGGCTGGGCACTCTTTATATACACGCCCAGGGGTCGAAACCACGGCTACGAAATCCTCGAGATGGCGCAGCGGAATCAAAGGTGGTTCTGCCAAACGCTAACTGTCCACGACACTGGAATCCTAGGGGCGGACGCAATCCAAGAGGAGCGCGACGCTGGGATGCCAGAGGAGATGATCCAGCAGGAGTACTTCTGTTCCTTTGATGCGGCGCTCGTTGGGGCGTATTACGGCGATCAGATGGCTAAGGCCCTGGAAGAGGGGAGGATCAGTGAAATCCCCTACGAACCGCGGCTCGAGGTGCAGACTGCTTGGGACTTGGGTGTAGGTGATGATACAGCGATCTGGTTCTTTCAGGTGTGGCCTGATGGAAAGGTTGGAATCATCGACTACTACGAAGCTAGTGGTGAGGGATTACCCCACTACGTAAAGGTGCTGAGAGACAAGGACTACGTCTATGGCCGGCATATTGCGCCGCATGATATTGAGGTACGTGACTTCTCGACCGGTAAGACACGTCGAGATACTGCCGCAGCCTATGGCCTCAAGTTCACGGTCTGTCCCCGTCTTCCACGTGAGGACGGCATCGACGCAGTTCGAAACATTCTACCCAGGTGCTGGTTCAACTACGAGAAAACGAAGCGTGGTGTAGAAGCCCTCAGGCAATTCAAGAAGCGTTGGGATGATAAGAAACGGTGCTATAGCACTGAACCAGACCACGACTGGACGAGCCACGCGGCTGATGCGTTTAGGTACCTCGCGCTTATGATGCGTGAAGCCCGTAGGAAGCAAAAGCCCTTGTCACGAGTCGCAGAGAGCGACTATTCAATCCTGGAGGTGTGAGATGTCGAAATTGGTGAAGGGAGCTAGGAACCTGGTTGGTCGTCTGCTTGGAGCCAAAGCCGTACAAGCTCCAGCGCTGCAGCAAGCCCCAACGGCCCCAACTGATGCGCAGATTGCTGCGAGTGCCGCGGCTAACGCTGCAAACCAGAAGATCTGGGGGCGCAAGGGACGGCGGTCCACGATTCTCGGAACGGCTGATGTTGTGCCGAATCAAGGGCAGTTGACACAGAAGACGCTGCTAGGAGGTTAGCATGGCCACTCGGTTTCGGATGGTTGATGAGCCCGTACCAGAGGGTACACCCCTCCCTGGCTCCGCTGCTGTTGTGGGAGCTGCAGCTATCCCAGGAACCACATGGTGGCGCATGGCTAAGCGTCAGGCTGTTGAGGCTAAATTTGGCAGCCCATACGGGAAGCGTATGGCCGATTTGTGGAAGCCTAACGCTGTGAACAAAGGGTTGCTGGGAGAGTAAATGGACAAAACTGTCGAGCGGATTCTTGAACGATATGAAACCCTTTGGGGTGAGCGTTCAAACTGGCACACGTCATGGCAAGATGTTGTTGACTTGGTTCTGCCAAGAAGGCAATCGTTTACGCACACGAGAGCCCAAGGTGAACCTCTGTCAGAAAAGATTTTCGACTCGACCGCTCCCTGGGCTCTCGATCAGTTGGCCGCGGGCCTTCATTCCCACCTGACCTCACCAACGCAGCGTTGGTTTAGGCTTCGTCTACCTCAAGAGTATGAGGAGTTGGAAGACGAGTGGGACGTCAAGAAGTGGCTTCAAGAGGCCACGGAGATAATGTATGGCCTCTTCAACAGCCAGAAGACGAACTTTAATCCGCAAGCTCACGAGTTGTATCTTGATCTGGGTGGGTTTGGGACTGGGGTCATGTACATTGAGGATGACTACGCAAAGGCCCCCATTAGGTTTTGCACGTATCACTTGGGCGATTGCGTAGTTGAAGAAGATGAGTACGGTATGGTAAATAAACTGTACCGTAAATTCAAGCTGTCTGCTAGACAGGCCGTGGCAATGTTCGGTGCAAATACTCCAGCAAAGATTGTGGAGATGTCTCAAACTAAACCAGCCACGCAGTTTGAGTTCATTCACTACGTGGGCCCGCGTGAGAAGGAGTTTGAAGCACTTATTCCCTTGTCACAGATGTTTGATTACGTCTCGGCCTATGTGTGGAAGGATGAGAAGGCCGCGATCCAGTACGGCAAGTATTCTGAATTTCCCTACGTAGTTCCACGTTGGTCCAAGTTGACTGGCGAAGTCTACGGTCGGTCTCCAGCGATGATCGCCATGCCGGATATTCGGATGGTGAATGCAATGGCGAAGACCGTCATCAAGGGTGCCCAGAAGATCGTTGATCCCCCGCTCCAGATGCCGGATGAGGGGTTCATGATGCCTATCCGTATGAGTCCGGGTGGGATCAACTACTACAATTCCACGCTTAACCCAGAGTTCAAGATTGAGCCCATTGTAACAGGTGGGCGCCCAGACATTGGGTTTGAACTCATCGAATCTCGCCGCCAGCACATAATCCGCTCCTTCTACGTCGACTGGATGCAGCTGCAGGAGGGCCCTCAGATGACGGCGACTGAGGTTCAGCAGCGGACTGAGGACAAGATGCGGAACATGAGCCCGAGCATCTCGCGGCATCAGTCCGAGTTTCTCGATCCGGTTATCGACCGCGTGTTCAACATTGCCATGCGGAAGCAGTTGATCGAGAAACCCCCACAGGAACTCGAGGGTATTCAACTGCGAGTAGAGTACGTCTCACCTGTTGCCCGTGCTCAGAACATGACGCGTGTTATGGGCATTCAACGGATGCTTGTTGAAATTGCCCCGCTGGCTCAGTTGAAACCTGAGATCCTGGATCGTATTGATCCTGATGGGTATGTCGACATTCTGGCCGATGCATATGACGTCGACTACGACATGCTTATCCCACGTGAGGAAGCCCAGAAAGCCCGTGACACTCGTGAACAACAAGCACAAGAGGCAGCCGACGCCCAGACTGGTCAGATGGAAGCTGATGCTGCACAGAAACTGGCTAAGGCCAATGAGTCGGTGGCTAAGGCAGGTCAACTTTCGTTAGTTGGTAGAGGCTGAGAATGCTCCCAAGCATCTTCGGAAAACGAGCTCAACTCGTTAACGACTACCAAGCAATCTTCGAAACACCAGTAGGAAATCGTGTCCTCGAGCACTTGTGCAAAGTAGGGCATATCTTTGAACCAACCTTTGTTAGGGGAGACCCACATGAAAGCGCACTAAGAGAGGGCGAACGGCGGTTAGTTCTAAGTATCCTCAAGGTACTTCGGACAGATTTGGGCAAACTACAAAAAATGGCAGAGGATGCTGAAAATGTGGAAAAATAGCTGGCGGCTAATGGCTCCTGACGACGGAGGCCAAGGTGGAACAGGTGGGACAGCAGGTGGAACTACTGGTAGCAATGGGGGTGCCGGAGGCACAGGTTCAACATTGCTCGGCGGAAGTACTGGAGGATCTCCTGGTGCTGGCGGAACTGGGGGAACTGGGGCGACTGACTGGAGAACTTCCCTGCCAGATGAGTTTAGAGCTCACCCCGGGCTCGTAGACTACAAGGACATCGCCGGACTTGTTAAGTCACACATCCATCTGCAAGGGATGATGGGTGCTGATAAGGTCGTTCTGCCGAAAGATAATGACCCTCCGGAAAAGTGGAACGAGTTCTACAACAAACTTGGTAGGCCGGCAGAACCTACCAAGTACGACTTCACGCAAGTGAAGTTGCCCCCTGAGATTCCTATTGATGACAAGCAAAAGGGGTTCTTGCAGGGGTTGTTCCATAAGGTAGGCCTGAATCAAAAACAGGCCGCTGTCCTCATGGAAGAGTTCATGGGCAATGAGGCTAATACCCTTAAGGCCCTTGAAACCGAACAAATGCGCCAATCGCAAGAGGCTGTTGAGAAACTCAAGATCGAGTGGCGCGAAGGTTTCGACACCAATGTGGCTCTGGCCAAGAAGGCCGTAGACATGCTTGGTGGTCCTGAGATTAAGTCTTTGATGGATGAGACTGGCTTGGGTAACGATCCGAGAATGGTGAAGTTCTTCCACAAACTCGGGTCTCTTTTGAATGAAGACAAGGCTTTCGGAGATCGAATGATGTCGTCAGGGTTCGCTACTGGCTCTGAGAACGCCAAGGCCGAGATTGCTCGCTTGCAAGGTGATCCTGAGTTCTCGAAGCAATACTTGACTGGTGATCATCCGCAACACCGTCAAGCCGTAGAGCGGATGGCCGCGCTGTATAAGGCTGCTTTCCCGAATCAACCGAGTTAATTATCCTGAAATCGGGGGTGTACAAAAACACCCCCTCAGTATACAATGCTCGTTGTTGGGTAGCACTATTGTGTCCAACTGACCACCCAGAAAAGAAGGGCGTCTACGCTGACGTAAATAGCTAGAGGGGTCCGGTTGCCGGGTAGCTCTTCGGAACGAGTTGAACCTAACTTTTTTCGGAGACTACCATGTCCCTGCAAGTTGATACCGCATATGTTAACGCATATCGCGCGAATGTCAACATGCTCGTGCAGCAGAAAGGCAGCCGCCTTCGTCCGTACGTGCGTGTTGAGACACAAAACGCTGAGTTCGAGTTCTACGATCGGATCGGCGCGACGGAAGCCCAAGAGATCACTGGTCGGCACCAAGACACGCCGCTGACCAGCACGCCGCATGATCGTCGGCGTGTTTCCCTGCGCGACTTCGACTGGGCTGATCTGATCGATCGTCAAGACAAGCTGCGCATGCTGATGGACCCGGCTGGTCCGTACTCCACCAACGCCATGTGGGCGATGGGTCGGAAGATGGATGACGTCGTCATCGAGCAATTCTTCGGCACGGCTTACTCGGGCAAGACTGGTGCAACGACCACGTCGTTCCCGTCTGCTAACCAGATCGCCGTGAACTACGTTGAGTCTGGTGGCGCTGCCAACTCGTCCCTTACCATCGGCAAACTTCGTCGCGCCAAGGAAATCCTGGACGCGTATGACAACGACCCCGATGAAGATCGCATCTGCGCCTGCGCTGCTCAGCAGTTGCACGCTCTCCTGCGGACGACTGAGGTGACGAGCGCCGACTACAACTCGGTGAAAGCCCTTGTTGAGGGCAAGCTGGACACCTTCCTCGGATTCAAGTTCGTTCGCACGCAACGCCTGGCCACCGATGGTTCTGGCTATCGCCGTGTTCCGATCTGGATCAAGTCGAAGATGCTCCTGGCCATTTCGCAGGACGTGCAGGTTGATGTTGGCCCGCGCCGCGACAAACGCAATTCCATCCAAGTGTACGTGACCATGGGTATCGGGTCCACGCGCATGGAAGAGGAAGGCGTTGTTGAGGTCAAGTGCGACGAAACCGTCCTGTAATCCACCCACAGGCTCTGACAGGAGAAACTCGCAATGGCAACCTTCAACTCCCTCGAGTACGGCTACGAAGTCGCCGTTCCGCCGACGCAACTCAACCCGGGCCAAAAGCACGGGCGTGTTCGCATCGCGCACTTTGGGTTCTCTGCTGCTGGTGGTAATGCCCTTACCGCCTCGGCTGGTGACACCCTCAACCTCGTTAAGCTGCCGGCCGGCAAAGTGCGCGTCATGTCGATCGTGCACAAGAAAACGGCCTTCGGTACGTCTGGCACGATGGCACTCGGTCACGGTGGCTACTCGCCGCTGACTGGTGCCGCCGTCGCAGCCTCGACTGCCGCGTTCGTTGCAGCTCAAGCGATGGACAACACGAACACCGTTCGCAACGAGGTGGACGTGGAAATCGAGTCGAAGTCCGGCTTCATCGTTACTGGTACTCTGGCTGTGGCTGCCGCCACGGCTGAAGACCTGGTCGGTTGGGTCGAATACGTCTGCGATTAGCCAGTCGCCGCTGGCACCTTTGCCGTGACCTCTTAATTGGGGTCACGGCCCTTCTTCAGGGGCGAACATGGCCGAGTCGGTAACTGCAATCGTCAACCTTGCACTCACCGAGCTAGGTGAGGAGCTCATCTCTGATCTCTCTGAAGACAACAAGCGAGCCAGGTTAGCCAACACCAATTGGGCCTTGGTACGCGACGCTGTTCTTCGAAGCTTCACTTGGCCCTGCGCTAGAGGTAGGGCTGCCCCAGGTCCTGATAGTAGTCTACCAGCAGGCCATTGGGGCTGGACGTACGCCTTCACTCTCCCAAATGACTGTCTCCGCGTCGTAAGTCTTGAGAACTACGATGATGAGTGGTTAGTTGAAGGCAAGAAACTGTTTGCCAATTCAAATGCCATCAACATGCGCTACATTATGCGCGTGATTGATGTCACTCAGTACGATGCCTTGCTTGATATGGCAATGGCCTATCGTCTGGCGTGGACCATCTGTTTCCCACTGACGCAATCTAACAATCTTAAAAATACGCTCTGGGATGCGTACAAGAAAGTTGTTAGTGAAGCTAAGTCCATTGCATCGCAAGAAGGTATGTACAATACCGTCGTTGCTGATGAATGGCTTGATTCCCGCATTGGGTATGATGTTTCAAGTCTACGGAAACCAGTGTGAAAGTCTCTCCACACAAGTCCAATTTCACTACGGGGGAAGTTTCCCCCAGATTGCTTTCTAGGGTTGATTTTGCAAAGTATGAGAATGCTTGTCAGACTCTAGACAACTTCATGGTGTTGCCACAAGGTGGCATCACACGGCGGATGGGTTTTCAGGCTATTTCAAATGCCCGTAACCCTGATGATTCTACCAATGCATTGAGGCTGTTCCCATTCAAGAACAGCACCCTTGGTTCCTACTGTCTTGAGATTGGGTACAATACCACTCATGGTGGGTACGTTCGCTATTACTCAAACAGAGCTAAGATAAGTCTTCCACCAGACTACATGGGTATTTGGTGGAACTCAGCTACAGTTATCAATGAGTTAACGTACGCTCAGTCTGTTGATAGGTTGTATACGTTTCACAGAAATTCTGCTCCAATCTACATCACATATTTTGGCTCAGGTGTTGACATCTGGAGAGATGGACCGTACTCTGATCCAAATAGTGATCTAACAAAAACCCTTACGGCCTCGGGAACTACTGGTACTGTCACAATAACAGCAACTGGGTTTTCCCCATTCGTCTCTGGTGATGCTGGTGGCAATAATCCCAGATGGATCAGAATGAAGATTGGTGCCAATTGGGGTACAGCGCAAGTAGCGACGTATATAAGTGCAACGCAAGTTACAGCTACAGTTGTTTCTACTCTAGGAGGAACAACGGCTACAACTGATTGGGCCTTAGGCGCTTTTTCTAACGGTCAAGGTTGGCCTGACTGTGGCATTTTCTATGAAGATCGTTTCTGGGTTGCCAAAGATCAAACACTGTACGCATCTGAAGCTGGTGATTATACTTCTTGGTCTCCATCAGAGCTAAATGGCACAGTTATTGATTCCAATGGGTTGGTATATACCCTAGCAACAGACGATGTTCATAGAATTAGGCACATGTCTGCAGGTAAAGTTTTGTCTATCTTTACCACAGATGGTGAGTTTACTGTTGCTGCATCAAACCTGAATGAAGCTATCACGCCAACAAACGTCAAGGTAACGCGTGAAACTACTCGTGGCACCATTGTTAAAGCTAAGCCACAAAAGATTGATCAGAGTACCCTGTACGTCCAGAAGAATGCAAAACGTATTCGTGACTACTCGTATGACTATGGTAAGGATTCCTATATAGCCAAGGACCTTACTATTCTTGCTGATCACTTCTGGTTTAATGACACAATCGTAGATGTTTCATATGGAGCAGAACCACACAGTGTTGTATGGGTTGTTACAGCCAGTGGTTTGCTTTACTCCTTGACGTACCTACCAGAGCAGGATGTGTACGCCTGGCAAAGACACACTGCACCTGGTGGTGATAAGTACATTGCCGTTTGCTGTGTACCTAACACGAATACAAAGACTGATGACGTCTGGGTGATTTGCAAGAGAGTCTCTTCTTTGGGTGTAAACTCAGGCTATTACGCTGTTGTTGAGTGTATGTCTGAGTGGAATTTCCCAGCGAATACTTACGACTACTCTTGGTCCAAGTTCGTCGATTCATACGCCATCTACTCAGGTTCTGCAACGTTAACACTTACAGGATTAGATCACTTGGCTGGGAGGACTGTAAGTGGACTGTGCAAAAGAAATGGAAGTAGTTATTGGACTCCTCTTACTCCAGCAGTTGTTAACGGTAGTGGTAGTGTTACTTTTACTGGGGACACGTTCACAGATGCGTTCGTTGGTGTACCTTACACGAGCATTTGTCATACAGTTCCGATTGAGGCAGGGGGCAATGAAGGGTCCTCACAAGGAAAAATCGGTCGAACCCATAGGGTAGCTATTCGTTTATTCCAGACGATGGGTTGCAAAATTGGTAATGCTGCTGGCAACCTAGAAGAGATGGAGTTCAGAAAACCCTCTGCTTTGATGGATCGTCTACCTGAATTGTTCACTGGAATTGTTAGAACAACACTTCCTGGTGGTAATGAACTTGATCGTTGTGTGTACATCAAAACAGACGAACCGTTACCTTGTACAGTACTTGGTATCACACCAACTTTGGTGGTAAATGACTGATGCTGATTACCGTGCCGTTCCCTATGAGCGTAAGTATCTAGACGCTTATATTGGTAGGGACTACGAAAACCTCACGCCTGAGGCGCGTGAGATTATTCATCAGCAAGCCCTTGCAAGTGTTGTCATAGTCGTCCTACAAGACGAAAAGCCAGTTTTGTTCATTGGCTTTGCTCAGCTGCATAAGGGCGTTTCAGAGTTTTGGCTACTTACAGGCTATGAGATCAAACTCGATAGCTTGTTCATGCTTCGTTTCATGAAGTCGTACTTAGAAAAATGCATAGCCGACTATGGCTGGCATAGGGTCCAAGCATCTGTTTCTGCAGAACATCAAGAACACCAACGGTTTGTTGAATTTTTCGGATTCAAAAAAGAAGGTCTCATGTTAAAATACGGACCTGGTGGTGAAAACATGTGGCTCTACGCGAGGGTCCAGTAATGTCATCCATTGGTGGAGCAGTAATGTCGGCAATTGGCTCAGCAATTGGGTCACATGCTTCATTGCTGGGGAATATTGGGGCCTCTCGCATCAAAGATAGAGAGGCCGAATGGCAAGAGCAACAAGCAGCTTCAGCTCTTGCCGCTGCAGCCATTGAAGAGGCCAAACTTCGGAGGACTGGGCAGCGCGTTATGGGCTCCCAGGTGGTGGCCTATTCGAAAGCGGGAGTAGACTCAACTGGTGGGTCAGCTGCTTGGGTTTCTCGTGATACCGCAATGGAGATAGAGCGAGATGCCTTAATGGCTCGGTATGAGGGTGACCTTCGAGCCACTGAATACCGTAATCAAGCCACAATGACCAGGTTCAGTGCCAAGCTCATGCGTAAGGGTGCCTGGATGAACTGGATTGGCGATCAGTTTAAGATAGCTGGCAGTATGGGCAGTATGGGTGGGTCTTCTGGCTTTGGAAACAATACTTCTGGTGGCCATAACATTGGCATGCCAGGTAACGCGGGGTACTAATGCCTAAAGTTCCTGTTTACGACAGCAGTGTTGCTGTCCCGCGTCCACACAATCAGTCACTGGACGCCAGTGGCTATTCAGCCTTTATCCAGGGAGGTAGAAATCTTGGCGAAGGCATCTCTTCGTACGGGGAATCTCTTCAGCGTGAAGAGGCTAAAAAACAGAAAGAACTAGAGAAACTTCGCGTCCGTGATAGCCGCAATTGGGCTATGAACCAATCTGCGGAGTTTCGCCTACGAGCCATTGAGGATCTAGAGCAATCAAAGGCAACTGCTCCTAAGGGTGCGACCGACTTCACTAAGCAACAAAGTGAGAAGTTTGAACGGTTGGCGCGTAACTACCTTAGCGCGGCACCAAATGATGATGCTCGAGATATGCTTGAACTCGACATCAGGCAATATAACCCACAATACATGGGTCAAGTGCTTGGCTTTGAGATAGCCGAGCAGCAACGCATGCGTAAGGAGACGCATGCTGAGGCGGCGAAGAAAGAGTCCAATGAACTTTTACTTACATCGTCGCCAAATGAATCGCTTCAGAAATGGAAAACCCTTGTTCCACGACGTGTTGAAGCGATCTCGCAAGAAAATCTTAACCCTGCAGAAAGGTATTCACTCGACTCAGCCATCAGAAAAGAGTTTTCGAGTGCCATCCTTTATGCTGACGGGTACAAAGACCCCGCTGGTACAATAGCTCGGATAGATGGCGGTTACTACAGTAAATTGCCACATTGGGGTCTTAACGGCGACGATATGGCTAGAATGCGGGAGCATTTGAAGCAACAGGAAAGTCGCATAAATCATGACGTTAAAGCGCAGATGGAAATGCGCCTTAACGATTTTTTCCAGAGACTACAGTACCAAGCACAGGATTTGTTTGAGGGGGGTACTCCAAACATCGTGCTCAATCTTGCTCAGGGTGTTGGTTCAACTCCTGAAGAGATGAAAAAGTTGTTTGGCGATGTTGGATATAAGAAGCTTCAAGAAAAGTTTGAGGCAGTTGTTCTTGCATCTAAGGACAACGTGGATATTCGTACATTGACGCCTGCTAGGATTCAAGAACGACTTCTGACTTACCAAGATGCTATGCGGACTGGAACCTTGCCCAACGGTGACAAGGTCGATCCATCCGTTCAATCTGCTGTGCTTGAAAACCTCAGTAAGAGTGCCGCCCATGAACTACAAGCCAGGGGTGCAGATCCTGGTGGACATGCTGCAGGTTACATCGAGCATCTTGGTGCTAAGTCTGGTTCTGTGTTTAGAAATCTGTCGGCCTATGAGCAAGCTAGGCAAGTAATGGATTTCCAGGCAAAGAACTATGGTTACACATATGATGCTACTGTGCCTCTACCAAAGGCTAACGCTAAAAATATTGTTGAGCAGTTTGCTGGCAAAGATGGCAAACAGCCAGATGCTCAAACAAAGCGAGGCTTGATGGACGCCCTTAGGGCTCAATACATCAAGGTTGCACCTGATGGTTCTCAAGA